TGATGGAAAAAACTGGTTTGCATTCCCTACTCTTTTCCAAGATCCAGACGGTACGTGGGTGGATATGTCCGAGTATCACCAGAGGGGAGACTGGGAGCCTGTATATGAGGAGGCTAAGAGGCGCGGTGAGGTCATAGACTTTGGAACAAACAAAGAAGAGGCTATAAGATTTGGCGAGGGCAGTTGGAAATAAAATACAATGAAAGGACTTATTAGAAAAATTATAATCGGGCAAGACCCGAAGAACGCCATGGCCTATTATGTAGGCATGAGGGCAGGTAAGGGTGAGGTGTCTACGATCATCATGGATGATAGACACATGCACGTTCACGGAAAAACAAGATACCTCGTTTACATCAGTGTCGATGGTTCTGAGGTTCTTTGGAAGGCAGTGGACGAGATGCCCTGTATTGTAGAATTTGATTTAAACTTTTAATGAAAAGCATGCTTGGCTTTGTCGTTGAGATTCCAAAAAAACTCAACGACACCGTTACGCTCGGAAATGGCGTAGAGATCTACATGGAGACAAAGTTTGACCAGTTCAAACACAGGACCACAAAGGGAACTGTTGTTTGCCTACCTGCCAAACACGACACCGATGTGCAGATAGGTGACACCTTGTACTTCCATCACCTTGTTGTCATCAATGGGGGAACTCCTCTCCCAGGCTTTGAGGACTGCTACAGCGTTAGGTACGATCCAGAAAACCCAACAAGCTCTCACGCCATAGCTTACACTCCTAAAGGATCAGATGATATTATCATGCTGTCTAAATGGTGTCTCCTTGAAGAGGTTGAGGAGGAGGAGGAGATTCAGTCTGACGTCATCGAGACAGTAAAGCTTTATGAGAGACCAACGTCTAGGGCTCGTGTCTTCAAGTCGTTCGAGGGCTCTAAGGATGAGTTTGGCATAGAAGAGGGTGACGTGGTAGGCATAAGAAACAAGTCCGACTACAGGATAGTTATCAATGATGTCGAGTACTACAGAACTCGACCACACGATATGCTTTATGTCGAAGAAGAAGTTCACAACAGTTGAGGCTGCGGAGCGATTGATGAGGTCGATGGAGGTTGCCATCAACAACATGATCGACGAAATCAAGAAGCCTGTTGACCCAGAGATCAACGGGAGCGCACGCAAGGCCGAGCTTCAATCCATCAAGCAAACAGCCACGGATTGCAAGGAGCTAATCGTTGAGAGACAGCGGTTAGAACAGATGATAAAAGACCTACAGACTAATGGAGGGATCGAAGAAGCCAAAGACTACACAGGAGGATTCGCAGAGCGATACTCAAAATAAATTTGCCTGGTGGCAAGACGAAGTGTATCTTAACCATAGGATGAATATTATCGGACAAAACGGAAACGACGGACTACACTACTTCTGGGAGGATTCCTGGAACGAAGAGTAAAGTTGGTTTTTCGACAGGTGGCCCCTCTACGAAACATGGGGTAATCAAACTGGGGCGTAGTTCAGTTGGTTAGAGCGTCTGTCTTATACACAGGAAGTCGCGGGTTCAAGTCCCGCCGCCCCAACTATGCGCCCGTAGCTCAGCTGGATAGAGCATCTGCCTTCTAAGCAGACGGTCACAGGTTCGAATCCTGTCGGGCGTACTAAATTAAATTCAATGGCTGATTATATCTGCAAGTGCTGCGATCACGAAGAATCTAAGAGTGGTGTCTCGATTAAGTTCGGACAAGACGGCGCATACCACGACATAAAGTGTCCGTGCGGAAAACACATGGAGCTTAAGAACCCCAAGACAGGCGTCCCCAGCTTTAAGCGGGACGCTCACGGTAGAGTTTACTGATGTCTAACCTGGTAGAAATAGAAGGGTATGAAGAACCTGCTATCTCAATTTGCCCCAACGGTACGAAAGGTGAGCGTATTGAACTCGGTGGGTTGGTCGTTATACTTCCCGCTCAGCCTCCCGAAAAAGAAATTTTCGGACATGGAGAGCCAGTGGATATGCAGTTGTGGCAAAGGGTTCCTATGCCTAAGGAACTGTCTCGTATTAAATCTATGGACGAGTGGTCCGAGACGCCAAGAGAGTTTCGACAGAAATTTTCTCCGTATATCGAAGAGGAGTTTCGCCGTAGGCGTGAAGGCTTTTGGTTTTTCAATGCAGGTGTCCCTACATATATCACGGGGAGGCACTACATGATGCTTCAGTGGACCCGCATGGATGTGGGTAGTCCCGACTATTTAGAGTTCCAAAGAAATATTTTCTTACATTTGTCTGCGTGTGAGGCGGACCCAAGGTGCATTGGGCAGCTGTATACGAAGTGCAGGCGGAGCGGATACACGAATATCTGCTCGTCTGTACTTCTCGATGAAGCCACACAAGTCAAAGACAAGCTTTTGGGGATACAGTCGAAGACTGGTAAGGACGCCCAAGAGAATATATTCATGAAGAAAGTCGTGTCCATGTTCAGGCACTACCCTTTCTTCTTCAAACCTATTCAGGATGGAACGACCAATCCGCGCATGGAGCTGGCTTTTCGCGAGCCGAGTAAGAGAATCACGAAGAATAATAAGACTACGCAGACGGGCGAGGCTCTTAATACGGTAATCAACTGGAAGAACACCACCAACAACGCTTATGACGGGGAGAAGCTACACATACTCTACCTTGACGAGGCTGGAAAGTGGGAGAAGCCAACAGACATTAGGGATGCCTGGAGGATTCAAAGGACTTGCCTTATTGTCGGTAGAAAGATTGTAGGGAAGGCGCTGGTGGGTTCTACAGTGAACCCCATGGATAAAGGAGGCAAGGAGTACAAGGACCTGTGGGAAGATTCAGATCCGCTTCAGAGAAATGCAAACGGTAGGACCAGATCGGGTCTCTACAGATTATTTATACCTTCCTATGAATCACTTGAAGGATTTTTTGACCAACACGGTCGACCCATCATTGATGATCCTGATAGCCCTGTGGCTGGGCTTGATGGCGATAGTATTACTATCGGGGCTAAGACGTACCTTAAAAATGAAAGGGAAAGCCTCAGGTCGGACCCATCGGAACTCAACGAGGTAACTAGGCAGTTCCCATTTAGTACAGACGAGGCCTTTAGGGACAGCATTGATGGGAGCATATTTAACGTAGGTAAGATCTACCAGCAGATCCAGCACAACGATGAGCTGTTCCCAAACCCAGTTGTAAGGGGGAACTTCCTCTGGAAGAACGGGGAGAAGGATACGGAGGTTGTTTTCTCTCCCACCCCCAACGGCAGGTTTAGGGTTAGCTGGATGCCTCCAGATGATATACGCAATCAAGTAAAGCTTGACAGAAACAAGAAAGTAGCACCCAATGCAGAGCTAGGGGTTGGCGGGGTAGACTCGTATGACCTGGATGCTACCGTCGATGGACGAGGGTCAAAGGGTGCGCTACACATGTACAATAAGTTTCACATGGAGCACCCCTCCAATGCTTTTGTGCTTGAGTACGCTTCCCGTCCGCCTTTAGCTAAAATCTTCTACGAAGATGTTCTTATGGCTGCTTTCTTTTACGGATATCCAATCTTAATCGAGAACAACAAGTACGGCATTGCAAGGTACTTTGAATCAAGGGGTTACGATGGATACCTAATGGATCGACCTCGCCACCTCATGAGCGCAAACGCTAAGGTCAACGTAAAGACAAAAGGCATTCCATCTAACTCTCAAGATGTTATCCAGGCCCACGCCCATGCCATCGAAGCGTACATACACAACCATGTCGGGACCAATCACGATACAGGGGAAATAGGTAACATGCCTTTCAACAGAACTCTTGAGGATTGGATAGGGTTTAAGATTGACAACAGAACCAAATACGACCTTACGATAAGTTCTGGACTCTGTCTCCTCGGAGCACAAAAGTCAAATAAAAAGAAACAGGACTCTGACTTCTCATCGAAGAAGTTTCTTAGGTCGTTTAAGCCTTACTGACTCTTACTCACGTATTTGCTATATTTGCATAAATCTGCCCCTATAGATGTACGGAGATATAAACAAAAACAGCGGGAGTAAAAACTTCCCCAGCCCATTAGCGTCTCCCAAGGAAAAAGAGTCGAAGGCCTATGGCGAGAACTACGCCAAGGCCATTGAAAAGCAGTGGGGCACCCTCGCTGATAGCGGCTCTGTATTTAAGAAAAGATCCGACGTATTCGACAAGAATAAGAAGTACGCTAACGGAACACAGGAGACCGCCATATATAGGAAGCTGTTGACCACGTTGGACCCCAACGGTAATGATGGCACCCTGTTGAACTTGGACTTTACTCCAGTTCCAATACTGCCAAAGTTTGTCCGTATAGTCGTTAACAATGTGTTGTCAAGAAAGCCTGCACCCAACGTGGAGGCGATAGACCCATTGTCAAGCAGCCAAAAGGATTTAGAAAAGAAGAAGCTTGAGGCCGCAGTTATTGCAAAGCCTCAGCTTCAGAAGCTAAAAGAAAATACAGGTCTCACTATAGGCAGAGACCCTGACCAAATACCAGACTCTCTTGAGGAGGCGGATATCTTTATTGGCACAAACATAAAGACTGATGCAGAGGTCGCAGCTCAGATGGCTGCAACCATGACTCTTGAATGGAACGACTTCAATGACACAACCTTTAGAAGGTGTGTGAATGACCTCGTATCCTGCGGCATGGCCGTCGTAAAAAGAAACAACGACCCCAACTACGGAATTACTACTTCTTATGTGGATCCCTCTGAGTTTGTTCATAGCTACACCGAAGACCCCAACATGTCTGATCTGGTGTACGCAGGCCATGTGAAAAGGATTACGATATCTGAGCTTAAGAGAATTTCTCTTGGTGAGATAGACGAGAAGCAGTTTATGAAGATTGCTACTGGTGTTGCCGACAAATACGGCAACAACAGATCTAGTCTCAACAAGAAGTCTTTCAACAACTTGACCAATACGACGGACTACGGTTACGACGAATACCTGGTTGACGTTCTTGAGTTTGAGTTCAAGTCGGTTGACTGCGTATACTTTGAGGAGAAGCAGAGCCAGTACGGGAACATGGGCTTCTACTACAAGGGATACGAGTACAAGGAAAAGCCTGGCAGTGTTTTCGAAAGAACTCCTCACAAGATGGAGATCGAGACTGTCTACGGAGGTCAATACGTTCTTGGTTGCGGTGTCCTTTTTGATTACGGAAGAAAGAAGAACATCCCTAAGAACGCTCACGATCTGAGCAAGGCAACACTGTCTTACTCTTGCATATCTACAAATATGCAAGAGATGATCCCTAAGTCTTTGGTCGACGGCTGCATCGGGTTTGCCGATATGCTCCAACTTACCCACCTGAAGATTCAGCAGGCTATTGCGAAAGCCAAGCCCGATGGCTTGATCATCGACATCGAGGGACTGGAGAATGTACAGCTTGGAAAGGGCGGTGAATTGCAACCCCTAGACTTGCATGACATCTACGAGCAGACTGGTGTGTTCTACTACAGAAGCAAGAACCCAGAGGGCGGATTCCAGAACCCACCTATCAGGGAGATTGGCAACAGCATCAGGAATATCAACGAGCTTGTAAATATTTACAATCACTACCTGAGGCTGATCAGAGACGCTACTGGTATTAACGAGATGATGGATGGCAGTACCCCCAAGGGAGAGACCTTGGTGGGTGTTCAGCAGAACGCAATCAAGGCTGGAAACAACGCCATATACAACATCACGGAATGCTCTATGGTGTTGTTCAAGAGGGTTTGCAGCGACATCGTTAAGTGCGTTCAGATTCTACCTCCAGAGT